GAGGCAAACAGGCTGTTGACCATTCCGACGGTGCGGGCGAAATGCTCCTGGGGCGGGCCGTACACCCGGTGCCGATCGAGCACCGCGGCCCGCGCCGTGTCGAGAAGCTGCACGGCCACCGGCGGCCCTTCCGGCTCCTCGATCAACGTCGCCTCCGGTTCGACCTCGTCGCCGGGGTAGTGCTTCAGTTCCCGCTCGCCTCGCAGAATGTGATCCACCGGGTATTCCTCTGCCATTCGCCGCGTCTCCTGAATGTGTCGCACCAGCCGCCGAGCGTCGCCGGCGAGAGAGCCGAGTGTGCCCGTCCAGCAGTTGGCCGCACCGGCCCTCTGGATGCGTTGGTCGATCGTAACGAGGTCGGCGTCTGTCACGATTGCCTCACGCGGCCCGCCTGGATGCGGAAGTTTTCAACGTCGAACGAGCGGTCGGCGTGGACCGTCACGATCGCTGCGCCTTGATTCCACTTGTTCAGGCGAGCGTAAGCCGGCCGCATGTCACAGAGACAGCCCGTCGAGAAACACACAGTCTCCGATCCCATCATGTCGGGCTCTGAGTGTGTCGAGGTGCGGTGCCCGTGGCCCTCGAGCACGGTGTGATGCAAACGCATGAACGCCCCGCGGGCTTGATTCACCGGCGAGCTGATCCCGTTGCCTTTTTCGTGCCCGTGCAGCACCGGCAACGCACCGCAGAGGATGATTCGCTTGTCGGCCACCAGTTCGATGCCGAGATTGTGGAATCCGTACCAGTTGTCGATGCCCATAATCGGGTCGTCGGAAATCTCCGGGGCGTGTTCCCACAGCCACTTTTCCCAACGCTCTTCGTGGTTCCCGAGTTTCGCCACGATCCGCATGTCGGGAAACTCTTGGCGAATCCACTTCAACAGATCGCGGCCGGCAGCCAGCTCGTTGCGGAAGTTGCGCAGCTTGGGATTCTTTTCGTGCCTGCTGATCGAGTAGAAGTCGGCCCAGTCGCCGTTCAGCAGCAGCGCGTCGATCTTCTCGCCCTGGAGGTGATCGACAGCGGCCCGGAGCGCCGTCTCGTCGTGGTACGGCACGTGGATGTCGGACAGGATGCCGACCTTGCCGACGATCCCGAGGTCGAACGGCAGCCACGGCTCGGCCTGCGAAGGCGGCATGGCCAGCCTCTGGCCGGCCGGCCGCGGGTCGCGGTGCAGGTGCTTCGTCTTCGACTCCTTCCGCTTCGCATCTCCGGTAAGCCCCAGGGCGATCCGCACCCGCGTCCTCGCCTGCTCAAGGGTCAGTGCCCCGTTCGTCTCGGCGACGATCCGGCGGGCGAGCGTCCGCGCCGGCGCGTCCGGGTGTGCCTCGACGATCCGGCGGACAATTGGCGTGATCTCGTCACCGTCATAGGTGCGGCGTCTAGCCATCCTCGTCCTCCTCGCGGGTCACCCCGAACGCCTCAAGAACGGCCGACGCCTCTTCCGCGAACTCCGTCACCTCACCCTCGTCGAGACACCACCACCGAGCGTGGATCAGCTCGTGCAGCAAGACTTCAACGAAGTCCACGCCCACCAACTTCTCCGAGACGCGGATCGTGCCCGTCTCGTCGTTGCAGTCGCCGAGCCGGTCGGCCGGCACCTTGCAGATGCGAATCTTCCACTTCTTCTGGCCGATGTGGACCGTGCAGGATCGCTTCGCCATGCTCGCCTCCGCGGTCAATCGTGACGGTGGGGACGGTCACCCCGGCGGGGGTGTGGCGGCGGCGGCTTCCGCCCTGGCGGCTTCAATCGCCCTTTGGACAACGACAAGGATGGCGGCCGACGGCACGGCACCCAGCAAGACCGACTTCTTCGCGGCCTGCTCGACGAGGTGGGCGACGATCTCGCCAATCCGGGCTTCGCAGCCGTCGGGGCCGTCCCGGTCCATTTCCGCCGCGTACTCCGTGCAGCCGCACTTCCCGTCGTCACGCACGAACCATGCGAGCGTCCGGCGGAGTTGGCAGCCGGGGCCGCAGGTCGTCGGCAGCGGCTTGCGGCATTGGCGGATCGCGTTGCGGAACTTCGACACGAAGCCGCAGCGGGGGCAGGTCGCGTCGGGGGCGGAGAGGTCGCAGCGGGTCATGCGCTGATCTCCCAGTCGAACGTGCCAGTAGCAGAAAAGGAAGGATTGATGACTGTCACCGCGCCCGATGACCCTGACTTAATTGAACCAGTCCCGCAAATCGGAACCGGGGTTGCGTTGTACCAACTAAAGGTCACGCGAGAGCACAGCGTCTGCCCTGATTTAGTTGCAGGACGGTTTACGCCATACGGACTACTGCCGTTTATCGCTGTCCACGTTGCGTACACATAATCAAACGCGAGGCCAGAACCAGTACATCCTGCCGAAGTCTCTGAAGCATAAGTCTCACAAAAGTTTGGGATACGGTGCATTGCGTACGTTCCCGCAAACCCATCAAGAGTGACTCCGTCGCTGAGAGATACGTTCTTGATAGTGAGATAGATTGTTTCCGGCGGCGGACTCCCACTGCACACCGTCGCGCACGGCGTCCCGTCCTCATAGCACTCCCGCACGATCCCATAGAGAACGTGCTGCCGCTTCTGCGTGTTCCACTCAATTCTCGCCTGCACGCTGAACGTCGTTTCGGTGTTCTGGCACTGCAAAGCGAATGACACCGTGCCGTCGTTGGTCCTGGGATCGGCCGCCAATGCGCCGCCCGACACCAGCGGCACCGATGTAAGCGTTACCGCGCCATCCGCCGAAGTAATGACTCGGCCATCGGGAAACACCACTGCGCCTGTAGACACGGTCACCGTGATGACGTTTTCGGTGAGAGCCGTTGATGCCGGCGGGATCGTCGCCGTTCCAAGCGTGTAGCTGCTGCGCCAGAAAGAAAACCGATACGTGCAGGGGAACCGCGTCCCACCGCCGTAGCTGCCGCCGTCGCTGAAACCGCCGCCGACCTGCTGAAACCACGGGCCGGTACCGTCCATCCCGTCGTACGGGTCGGACGTGTCTGAATCACCCGACGCTGATAGGTAGCCGTCGGTTGGATTGCCCACCTCAACACCTTCAAAGAAGCGGGTGTAGACAGGCTCAAACGCGGTGCCGGTGTGCGGCTCGGTGCATGTGCGGGTGCATTCGTCGCACGGGACGCACGTGCATTGCTGGCAGCCGCCTTTTCCCCCAAGCAGCATTACACGCACTCCGCCCATTCAAGGTGCCAAGTCCCGTCGATGCTCTCGCATCCGACCCAATACCCGCCCGTCGGCCCCGTCACGGTCTGCGCCCGGTTGATCGCAATGAACTTCGCCGGCCCGCTGGCCCCGGTGACAGCCGCCGAGCCGTCGCCCTTCCAGTGCGTGACGCTCGCCGTCGCGTTCTTCGACCACGTGCCCGTCACCTTGCCAAGCCGGATCGACGCCCCGCCCGCCCCGCCGAACCGCACGATGGCCCACTTGCTCGCCCCGGTGCCGGACTCTTTCCAGAGAATCTGAGCTTCCCCGCTCGACGCCGAAGAGAGCTGCGTGAGGTCGCCGTCCTTCGCCGTGGCGAACGTGTCAGACTCGCTGACGACGTTGATCTTGGCTTGGACGACGCCCGCCACCGCGACTCGCCCGATCTTCCCGGCCGCGATCGGCTCGACCGCCACCACGAACGACGAGCCGCCTGTCGGCAAGCCGCCGCTCAGCACCGGCTGATCCTGAAACTGCTGCGTCGCGTTGCCGGTCGCACCCGAGGGCGTGAAGACGACGCCTGCGACGGAGAGGACGCCCCAGCGGTTGACGGTGCCGGTGGTCGAGTTGCGGGCGAGGATCGGGGTGTAGGGCTTGGGGCCGTCGGTCTGAGGCTCGCCGGCCTGCCCGTACCGATCGCCGAGGACGATGTCCGCGGAGTCCTGGGCGCGGTTCCACGCACGGGCGGATATCTGCCCGCGAAGCGGACCCGGCTTGATTCGGTTCGGTGCGCCGTCGCTCATGCCACACCAATCCCGATCTTTGAGAAGTCTCCGTCGGGATAGACGCGGTTGCAGTAAACCGCCACCGGCAGCCGGACGAGCTGATTTTTCGCGGCGTCTGCGTCCGTTGCATACCGCACCCACACCACTTCGTGCCCGTAAGCTTCGACGTTGGCGATGTCGCCGATCTTCGCCTTCGGCAGCGTTTGCCCGACGTTGGGGCTGGCGACAAACTTGAACGAAAGCGACCACGGACCGTAGCCGCGCTGCTCGTCCCACTCGTGCGTGCCGGAAGCCCCAACGAACAGAACTTCCCCCGGCTGAAACGAACGGAAAGCCTCCTTGTTCACGCTGCCTGTGAGCGAGGCAATATTCTTGATGTAGGCGTTGGTGACGTAGCTTGAAGGCACGTCGTAGGACTCCGTCCACGACAGGGCAGGAACGACAATATCGACGCCGTTTACCCCGTTGTCATCAACGTTGATCGCACCCTTAAACGAAGCCGCGTCGTCGAGCCCGCCCGGCCCGTACTTTCGCTCGCCAACGTCGCCGTTGTTCATGTCCAGCGCGTTGGTCACGTGCCGGGTGCCGCCGGTCGTGTCGAACGACCGCGCCCGCTTGAGCGGTGCCACCTGCGAAGAATCGTCGGCCCCGATCTTTTCGTAGGCGATCGTCACCTTCCAGCAATCATCGCCCTGGTACTCGACGCTGTAGGACTCGGATCGCAGCCGTACGGTCGGCTGGCCTGGGTACTGCCAGTATTGATACTGGGCGGTGATCTGTTGGTTTGCCGAGGCGTGCAGAGCGTCTTCGTTGGTGGTGCCGAAGACGTTGAAAACGCGGGTACGAGTGCTCGCGTCCTTCCGCCCGAGACGGAAGATCGTTGACGACCTCGAGCTGCTGTCTTCGATCCATGTCAGTGCCATTAGACGCCCACCTGTCCGGCCATCGCGGCCGCCTTGAGGTCTTCGCGGATCTTCTTGAGGGTGTCGAGCTGCTGCGCCGGGATCGAGCTGGCCCCCATCTGGCTGAGTCCTGCCGCCCCGAACTGCGCCGTGGTGGTCGCCTTCATCGACGACTCTGGATTGGCGACAGCGTTCGGCACCGGAAACCGATTGACTTGGTCTTGGAGATTCTTGTTGGCTTCCGCCACTGCCTGGGCACGGGTGCCGACGTTGGCAGCCGTCCGGCCGGCACGCTCACGCCGAAGCCGGTCCGCTTCCTCCGACATCGCCGCTTGCCGGTCGCGGCTGTCCTGCTGCATCTTGGCTTTCTGCTCGTCGGTCAGCCCGGTTCGACCGGCGAAGCCCGGCCGGTCGCGGCCGCGCTGCTCGGCGTTGGCAGCGTTGACGGCGTCGATGCGGGCGAACTCCGCCGCGGCGGCCTCGTCGGAGACGCGGCCCATCCGCCGCCACATCTCCGTCCAACCCTTTTGAATCAGCCCGGTCGTGGTGTCCCAATACGCCACCATCGAATTGAGCACGTTGTCGAGCGCGCCGAGGATGTAGCCGCCCCACTCCGAAGTGGCCATGTCCGTCCACATCTGGTCCCACATGGCGGCCATGCCGATGCCCATGTCCGAAAAGACGTTCTGCACGGCCTCAATCCACGGGTCGAGCGATCCCATGATCGCCTGCTCGCCCCTCGCCCACGCCGCGGCCCACCCGGCCCACAGCACATCGACGGCCCCGGCGAGGTCGCCGGCCGCGATCGCCCGGTAGACGCCTTCGACGGTGAGATTGACGGTGCCGAGGAGATCACCGAAGACGGCCGTGAGATTGCCAATCGGGTTGGCGAAGGCGTTGCCGATCACGCCGGCCAGCTTGCGGAAGTCCACGCCGGCCAGAGCCGCCCCGGCTGCCAGCCCGCCGAGGACCGCCACGGCCGCCAGCACCGGCCCGCTCGTGGCAAACGCCCCGACAGCGATCGCCGCACCCTTCACCATTCCGAGAAAGCCGCTCACCGGCCCGATGGACGCCGCGATCGTGCGGGAAAGCGTTGTCATGGCGAAGCCGAGGGCGTATGTCGCCGTTCCCCAGACCGTGAAGTAGCCGCCGACCGCGACCGCCAGGCGGACGAGAGCCGCGTTGTCGCGGACGAACTTGGCGACGGCCTTCGCGGCACCGGCGACGACGTTGGCGATGCCGACAAACGCCGGCGCGACGGCCTCGCCGACAGCGTTGCCCACGTCCTTGAGCGACCGCTGCATGTTCTCGATCTCGGCGGTTCGCTCGACGAACGCGCCGCCAACGGCCATGATCGGACCGGCAATCGCCGCCCCGATCGCCGCCATGCCCATGCCGGCAGACTCCAGCGTCATGCCGACATCGGCGATTTTCGTGTTTATCGTGGAGAGCGCCGACAGGAACTTCGACGGATTCGCCCCGATCTCGACGTAGACCTGACCGCCGCGGACTGCTGATGCACTCATGGACTAGCCTCCGGCGGGACCGAACAAGGCTTCAAGGTCTTCCTGCGTTGCTTCTCGCTTCGGGGGCGGCGGTGCCTTGCTGAACGGATTGAGCTTCGATGCGTCGATCGCCGGCTTGCCCTGCCCACGGTTAGCGTTGGCGAATTGGGCCATCTGCTGTGCCGTGTGCCACCAGTCGGATTCCAGGCGAGCGTCACGCGCCGCCGTCAGCTCTCGGAGGGTGCGGTTGTCGGGGTCGAGTCCGGTGATGCCAACGCACTCCCAGACGACGGCCCAGGTGCCCGAATAGCCGCCTCCGCGTTGTCGATCATCTGATCCGCCAGCTCCTTCATCCTGGCTGACAGAGCCGCGATCGCGCTGCGGAGGCGCGGGGGGAAAAAAGCGACTAGCTCCTCTTCGACTGCCAGCCCTCCTTGCTCGAGCGACTCGCCCTTGAGTCCGTCGAGGAATTGCTCCTTCGTCAGCCCCTTTTCGGTGACCTGCGGCAGCAGGATCGCGCACAGCGTGTCGCCGAGAGCGGAGAAGTTCGACCGCAAGACTTGGAACGTCCTGGCGATCTCGCCGGCGTCGATGATGTCGAACGGCACGGCCTCGGTCGGGGCTGGCTCGTCGGCCGACTTTGGCGGCAGTACCACGAGGACCGAATCCTTGACTCGCTTCGCCGACGACACGGTCAGCGACACGTACCACGGACGGCCCTGGTCATCCCGAAACTCTCTCATGTGCGGAGTCCTGTTTGGGTCTTGGTCATCTGGATCGACCATTGCCGCTTGTCATCAAGCGGTATGGAATCCGAGACGTTGGCGACGACCGCCGAAAACGAGTAGCCGTTGGTGACGACAGCGATCTCCGTGCCGGCAATGGCCGCCGCGATAGCGGTCGTTGCCGCGGCGTCGTCGATTGTGTCGATGCTGATCGACACCCCGTAGCCGGTGTGGTACGAGATCGTCGCCCGGCTGCCGAACGGCGTGATCTCGCGGGTGGTGCCGGTAACGCTCACCTGCACGTCGCGGACGCCGGGAACGGTCACGCCGTCCCACGTTACGACAACGTCACGCCCGAGAGAGATCGCCATGCCGCCCCCTCGTGGTCAGGAGGTCTTCTTCGCCGTCAGCGTGAACGTGACCGGCCCGTCGAGCGGACGGTTTTCCGAGACGTTGGTGACGATGTAGCCGGTGCCGGCCGACGCCAGCGAGGTCATCACCGCCGTGGCGTCGAGGCACTCGATCTCGGCGGTGCGGGTAATGAATCCGCCCGTGGCAGCCTTGTAGGAAATGCCGCTCGCGTTGACGATCCCGCGGTGCGACACGTCGATCGCGGTCGACTCTTGGTTCCACGTCACCGCGATAACGCCCGTCGCGCCGTTGCCGCCCGTTGGTGCGCCGCCGTCCCGACCGAGAGCTACTGCCATGT